CGGTATCGTCAGGCGTTGTCCAGCCATAGTTTGTAGTAGTTGCCATTTTTCTCCTATTATCAGGCTACGATTGTAGCGTATTCCCATGTTAAAGTTGGGCTTAAAGTGTTCCAAGCCTCACCGATTGGCACAGAATTCCATCGCATAGCCACTTGGCTAAAACTGACCGGCGAAAGATTGATCGTCAGAAATAATTCATTGAAGCGAGTGCTCCAACGCCATCCTTCAACATAACCAGAGAACTCGCCATTACTGATTTGTGCTGGCAGATCTCTAATGTTCAAAGGTAAGCCCATGAATATGTTCAAAAGGTTATCTCGATCAGAATTGTCAATCTCTGGATTTGTAATTGGGAAAGTTATGCTATCAAATACAGGCTGTGGAAAGGCTCGAAGGCTAATATATCGATCTGCAACCTCTTGGGCATCTACGCCTGAATGAATTCTTGAGTTAATCGTTTCGGCTTTGTATCCATAAAGGGTAATTGATGAAGCCGATGTTGCAGTTTTTTGAGATCCATAATTTGTACCGTAGTTGATATATATATCATTTCTAATATCTGCCGACTTTAAGGTTGTGCGTAATCCTGAACCAAGTGCATGATTGGCAGATAAATCCACATAACCATTGGCGAGCAAATAAGTCTGTCTGTGGTCGGCATCAGCATAACCAATATTGCCTTCATTGTCCTCATAAATATATCCAAATGCGCTATTGGCAATATCTGAAACAATGTTGTAAATCGTATCTGTTGTGCTTGGTTGATGTTGCATTGTGTAAAGCCCTGGGCGATCAATTTCGCCAAGCCCTATGTTAACAGCGTTTGCCCAAGTTTCTGTTGGATCATAAGTTGCCCAAGTAGAAGCTGCTGGCACATCATTCCAAGCCCCAAGCAATACGCTTGAAAGAATTTGATAAACTTGTTCACCATCCTCATTTTGAGGAATGTTATCATTCCAAATTTCTTTTGCTAATTTGACAATTGATCCCATTGCAAGAATTGTATATTCGATAACAGTTGCAATTGATCCAGTTGCGCCAACAGAAACAATCACATCGACAATATCTCCACCAAATATATTCACATAAGTTCCTGCACTGTTTTTAACTTGCAGGCTCAAACTATCATTTATGTCAAATGGTAATGTTTGACCAGCCAAAGCCACAATTGTGCATTGCAAGTAAGATGGATTTGGTTGGGTGTAAATATCAGTTCGACCCGATTGATGCGTTATGTCGCTGATTGTTAAATTTGTATATTGAGTTCCTGCAACAGTTAGTTTCCAGTCAGGTGTCCAGACTGTCATTAGTTGCCTTTGATGCCGTTATTGTAAAGCTGTGGAACTGATCGAGATGCACTGTCATTTAATACTTTTGCAACTGCTCTTGCAGCACCTTCGCTATCGATTGCAGATACAGCAATGTTATATGTATTACCACCAGCCTGACCAAATGGAGTGCCAGTTGCTGATTGTGGGAATTGAGTTGGAACATTTGGCAAATTACCACTTGGAGCAATTTGGGTTAATCCATAAGTAGCAGCACCAGCAGCTAAAGCAGCAGCAGCAGTTCCAACAGATGCGCCACCAGTTGCAAAAGCGGTAGCAATTCCAGCAGCAGCAGCGGCATTTCTCAAAGTATTCATAGCTGCAACTATTGTGCCAATGGCTGCAACAAATGCTGCAATCTTATTCACGACAAAAACAGTTGCAAGAATTCCAGCCAGAATTAACAATTCCTCTTTGATACTTACTAAGAAACCAATTGTTGTTCTTAGTTGTTCCCCAAATTTATAAGCACCAGCGGTTGCTTCAGTAATTCCTGCATTAACGCCTTTATCTCCAGTTAATCCTGCTGCTAATGCCTGAACATTTGGCACAACTACTGCCAACAAATAATCAGCAAATTGCTTAACGATTGGAAGTAAAGCCATACCAATTTTCTCTTTTGTTTGATCTAAAGCAATGGTTAATTGCTGAAACTTAAATTCTGCGTTAGTGGCTTCATTATCAATAAATCCTTTGTAAGTTCCTTTTAATCTTTGCATGATTTCCTCATGCGACATAGATTTTAAGGTGGCAGCATCAATGCCAAGACCTAGTTTGCCGAGAGCTGCATTTTGCCCATCAAAACTTTTACCAAGAGCATTTGCGACTGTTTCTAATGGCTTGCCAGTAGCTGTAGATATTTCTTGGGCAAGAGATAATAATTCTTGAGCCTTTGCAACATCATTAGTTGATCGAATTAATCTTGAAAGAGCAGGTCTTAAAACATCATCGGTTGTGGCAGTAGCAATGGATTGTCTGTCAATGTATTTATCAATGCCGGCAATTTGCTCTTCGGTTGCTTTAGTGTTTTGACGAATAGTTTGTTCAAGGGTTTTGCGAGCCTTCTCATCCTCGGCTGCTGCTTTTACGGCAGATATAGCAAATGCGCCAACAGCTGCTCCAACTGCTGCAAAAGCCAATGCTGCTTTTTTGCCAAAGTCAGCAATCTTGTCCGCACTTGTTTCTACTGTTTTGTTGGCTTCGCCTAAACTCTTTTTTAATTCATCAACATCGGCAAGAATTGATAATTTTAATGTTCTATTACCGGTAGCCATCAGACCCATTCCTTAATAATGCGATCAAAACTTGCTTCCCATTTGTTAATTAATTCAGGCTGAATTCTGCGAAGGGTCGGATAGATAAACCATCCACGACTACCTCTGCCCTGCCGTCCTGAATATGTAGGGAACTGCTTGAACTTATTAGATCCAAACTCCATGCCACCCCATAAGGTTTGTGTCGTAGCCCCACCTGAAAACTTTTGGCGTGCGAAACCATAACTGAACTCACCAATTTTGCTTGACTTGGAGATGCTAACGCCATCCGCAATTCTTTGCGCTGCCTTGCCAGACTTTGTTCTTGTTTTAGCAGCTTGTTTAATTTCCTCAGATGCAAAATACGCCAAAGCAGCAGACTGAGTTCTTGCTTCTTCTGTGGCTTGCTCATCCATTGCTTTGAACGCTTTGTAAATATCACGCAGATCAGATTTATTGTAGGCGATGGTTTCATTTGCCATTCCGTTTCTCCAATATCTCGATCGCTGTTAAAATGTCCTCTGCTTCAACCCATTCGCTCATTGGTATTTGTGTGGCAATTGCCAACTCAACCAATAATCTGCTTAGGCTTCCTGCTGGATAACTTTTGGGTCTGCATCACCGACAATGACATCACTTACAGTTTCCATCCAAATATCCATTGGTTTGATTGGCTTGCTTCCGGCAACTTCACGCTTATGAGCATGATAAGCCAGAAACATAAGATCCCAAACGCCCAACTTTTCGGATGCCTGACCAATAGTGTGTCCTGTCTGCTTTTCCCATTTAGCCCACTCAGGCGGTTGGGCAATATAAGTTGCTTGCTCGCCTGAGTTATATTCAATTGTAATTGGTAGTTTCATTTTGCTCCCGTTGTTAGATTTTAACTAAATGTTTCTACTACTGCTCCGCCTGAAACTGTGAAAGTGAAATCAACAGTTTGTGCATCAATTCCTGCTCCACCCGCTGTTGGAAATTCAGGTTTTACTGGGAACACAAATTGCGCTCCAGTTGCAGCTGTAAGTGTGATTGAAATGTCTGTGTCTGGTGCAGATTCAGCAGCAGCCCATAGAGCCTCACAAACTGAATTTACCTTGCCCCAATCGGCTAACATTGATAAAGCAAATGTTCCGCTGATGTTCGTGGTCTTGTAAGCTGTGCCATCAAGTGTTTGATATTCCTGACGCTCATTGACTTTTGTTAATACTGCACTAGTCGCCTGTGCTTCGATGTCTGTTCCACCTGTGAAAGACAGCGAAATATCACGACCGGTAATTACTACGGTTGCCATTATTTCTCCTTAGATTGTGCGTGTGTAATAGGTAGAAACTCGAACATCTGCAATAAGCAGAGTGCTTGCTCCGACTTGCTGAACTGTTGGTCTTTCGACCGAACTGACAATATATCCCGAAGGAATAACTGCCAGAACACTAACGATCAATTGCTCGATATTGTCGAGCGATGCAGGGTTGCTATTATAAGCAACTGCAACTGAGATTGTGAAATTTACTTTTGCTCTTATGTTTGATTTGTTAATTGTTTCAAATTCTAAATAAGGACTGTCAGGAACAACAACCACAGCAGGAGGAATGACTGTTTCTGGCACAAACCCATAAACATTTCCTGCAACGCTTGAAAGCGCAGTTGCTAAAGGTGTGCGAACTTGCTCAAGAATAGTTTGGTTAGGCATTTATTGACACATGCTTTCAGGATCAATATAAGATCCCAACAAACCAACGCACTTATTAAAAAGTGATCGACCCATTCGAAAAGGTGTTGCTGTAAAATCTACTCCTTCGATTTGTCCTCCGCCTGCAAGTCTTGCTTGGAAAACTTCGACTGAAACTGTATAGACGGCTGACTGAACAGCTGCATTTCCAACATAAGTTGATCCGCCAGAAAGGGCAGCAACTCCGGATGGGATGACATTAACTTCGAGTAGATCGGCATTAGTGATTGATTGCGAAAAGGTATATTGTCCAAGA